TCGAGGTCAACGATTTCGTCGGCTTCGATTTGAGCCAAAACCGCTTGGATTTTCTGACGGTTTTTGTAGATCTTAGTCGCCTTGGCTAAATAGTTGTCTGCAAATGTCTGCAATCCCGCTGGCACGTTTAGGTTTTTGACTGTGCGAAGGAGTGCAGCCACCACAATACGGGTTTCGAGCGCCTCGCGGTTGATATCGAAATGCTTGTTAGCCTCTTCGTATTCAAGATTCGAGACAACATCCTGTTTTTCCCGCAACGATCGAGAGACAATCGCCCAAGTAGTCCGGATCTCGTTTGCCTCAACGTCGATTGCCGGAGTGCCTACGAGTCGGGCCATTGCGTCGTCAACTTTTGGCTGATCTTCCGTAACCTTGAGCAACGGGACGAGATTTTCAGCCAGTCCTTGGATCGGGCCACCGTCGCCAACGGGCCAATTGCCTGTTCCGCTCATTCGAACGGGTTCGGCTTCCGTGGTCGTGTCATAGAGCATCCACCGGCCCGCTGTTGCTGCTGTATCTACTGGATATTGTATAGCCATGATTTATTATTTTATGTAGTTGAAGTAAAACTTGAGTCCGGCCCCTGCAATTGTTGAGCCGACCCCATCGGCAAAAAGCTCTATGAGATCACCCTTGGCTACTACAGTCGGCGATGTTGTGAGAACTGCCGCTGTTGCCGCCGTTACCGACGTTTTTTCCGTGGCGTCGATCGTTGGTTTAGTCGAAAATATGGTTGTGCCGTTTAGGTGTACGTCTCCCGTAAAAGCGCTCCCTGTTGGAGCTGCTGTTAAGCCGACTAGCACCTCCTCAATCAATCCCGCTCGCTGCGCGTGGAATGAGGCTTTGGCGACTGAAGTCGATGCTGTAAGAGCCGTAGTCTCGTCACTCGCCGCGATACCGCCGTCGAGTCGGAGTAGCTCGTAATCGGTTCCAGCGTCATCTGTAAACATTGGGCGATTTGCGGCAGTATTCTTGGTCCAAAACTGACCATCCCCGGCAACGTCTGCATCAGCCGCCGCCTTTTCACTCATAAACACGCCGTCGAATGTCGGAGCATCGGCAACCGCAACGCCTTGATCCATCGCCTTGACTGATGCAATGGCTGTGAGTTCCGAGTCCATGAGAGCGCCCGCGCTCGTTACGTTGGCCGTGTCGGTCACATCTGCGTTGTTTTCGACTCCCGTCGCTTGTGACGCACTGTCGGCGGTCGTGCCTTGGGCGGCGGTGGCGTAATCCGTGGTCGCAAAGGCTTTGACGGCGGCAAGATTTGTAACCTCCGAGTCCATCAGAGCGCCTGCCGCTGTGACGTTTGTTGCGTCCGTTACGTCGGCCAACGCCTCGATTCCCGATAGTTTGGTCGAGTCAGCGCTTGGGTAAGTGACTTTCGCTGTGTTCGCATCAACGTCCGTCTGGATGGTTGCCAATCCCGCTGGAGTAACTGCTCGCACGGTGTCCGTTCCAGTGTCCACCTCTGCCAGAGTTGCCAACTCTACCACACCCGCGACCGTTGCAGATGATGCCACTTCGTCGCCCGTATTAGTGCCAGACGTATTCGCGAGGAGAGTTATTAAATCGGCTTTGTTGGTATCGGTAAAAACGATCGCATCGGCAGCTTCCGTCCCTGTCAGCCTTGCATCTGGTAATTCTACACTCATGAGGCAACTAGTTTAGATCGCATCCCAATACGTGACGAATTGGTCAGTATTTCGGGAGTCATTTGATAAGGTAGGAGATTGTTGAACAACTTGATTTTACCCTTCCACATTGCCACGAAAGCAAATTCAGCAGCAGTCCAAACCCCTTTGGCTTTCCGGGCTTGTTGAACCTGGTCCGGAGTCTTGATAAACTCCCAAGTATCCCAGAATTTAACGGCTCCATGAGATTTGCCAACTTGGGAAAGTATCCAATCCACCGCAGCCATTTCGTAACGTACCGATGTATCGGCGTTGTAAGTGGTGTATGTAAGCCCCTTGACGGGCTTTTCATTCATTTCCCTTACTACGCCATCCTTTATCCCAAAAAGAGCGGATAACTGATACTTGGGCAGCTCTCCAATGGGTTCCACCAAAACGGCCACATCGTAGTAATCGTTCTTGCGAGGATCACCGGATTTACGCTTAAAAACCAACTTCATGCCGCAACTCCCCAACAAATAGTTTCACCCTGCCAGACCAACACCTCATTGTTCCAAACGATAATTTCACAGTCGCTGCCACCAGTGAAGCCACCTACGCCAATCACGACCCTACGGATCAATCGACTGACAACCCCTTTGGAAACTCTGTTCGGTAAAGCCATCAGTGACTTAGTGAGAGGGGCGGAATGTTACAGTAACGAGAGCCGTACCGGATCCAGCCATTGTAAACGTTAGCTTTTCGGCAATCGTTATTACAACGATCTTGTCAGCAGCAATCGCTGACATTGCAGCACCAGCCTCATCATCGAGAACCAATTTATTGCCACTACGGTCTTCGGCTTTAATCCCGAAAGTTCGAGATCCGAAAGTTCCCATCAGTGAGAGGACGTAAGGCCCAGCCGGTAAGGGAGGTTGACTTGCGAGAGGAAAGGAGAAGTCGCCATTAGCGTCCCCTCCTGCTGTTGAAATGATTTGATTTGTTGCGAAATCTGCCATGGTTATTGGTTTTTACACCAACACCGCTCAAAAAGGCAAGCATTCGCTTTACGCGGGCATTTGACGACGTAACAGCCGATCCCCCGTGTTATGCGTCATTTTTGACGCTAAACAAGAGTGTTATATTTCTTTAGCTACTGCTATAATCATCTCTGCTCGTGCGGCCTTGAGATCATCAACAAAATCTAAATCTTTAGTTTCCTCTTGCTCGCCACAGTGTTCACATCTTACGAAACCATTTTCAATTTCTTCGATCGCACGATCTAAAAATAAAAGAGCTGCGTTCAAATTACCATTCATATTATTTCTCCAAAATCATTAAAAATATAACAATGCGCATCAAGTCGGACGCGCTACGCTTGCCGCTTATGCGCTGGGTTAGGTGTTTATATTTCCGCGTTTCATGTGGTGGGCTTGGATCTGGTATTTCAGTTCAGGATGATCTATGACCAATTCCTCTAGGAAATCGCAGTGAAGCATATTGAGGCGTTCGAGGCTGTCTCGCTGGTAGGTCATTACGAAAATATCTTCTCCCGTTGATTTCATCCATGCCCACCTAACAACACTCCGCAGCCAATGAGAGCAAGCCGCTCCCACTCGCTGGATTTTAGATTGATTCGTTTTTGCTCTCATAGCTGGGTTTTATGGTTCTACGACTGATCAATGAATAGCTGGCTTCGGTCTAGTAACCGCAAGGCATCCATCTTCTTCACTCATTAGTTTTTCCAGTCCCTTCATATCTTTAGTCATGATTCCCCCCTGGCCATCGCCAGGTATTTATTTTTAAGTCCGGTTTTCAAGTAATCGATACGCGCCCAATTTGCCAAGCCGATCGAGTCCATGATATCGGTCCAATCGCCTGGATTCAATTTCTGAGGCTTGGCTGTCGATTGCATGCCTACGACATTCATCTCAGTGGTGGGATTGAGATCGGGCACGATGTCCTTGCCTGGGTTTTTTCTGACCGTATAGCTAAGACCTAAGCTAGAGCAGATTTGGGTATGGTGGATTCGTTTGGCGAGACTGCCTTTCCACTCTTGAGGGTACGGTATCTTTATCTCAGAGGGAGGATCCCATACGCCGCTTCGATCCCCCGAGACTACGCCTAGCAGGAAAGCCCCCATCTGTCCGAGGTGTATCAAGTCCTGGGGATTGGCAGTGCTTTTGCCTCCCAAGTACCTTTGGCCTTCCATGACTGCCGTATATTCCTCGCCGCAGTAACATGGAAGATACGCGGAATAAGCTATAATTTGCCGCATCTGAATTACCATGGAGTCCCGAGCCGATCGACCCGCCTTATTGCAGATCTTGCTGAGGAAGATCGATTCGACCTTGCCTGCTTCGTCAATGACGGCCACGGACGCTTTCTTTATATCCGGATCCATTCCTATGAATTTCATAGTTACAATATGTCGTGGGCAAAGGTTAGCGATCCCCCTAGAACAAGCAGATGCCGTCCAAGTGATCGCACTCGTGCTGGAAGATCCGAGCGTGGAAGTCGTGAAGAACCCGCGTCTTGCGATTACCCATGGTGTCCGTCCAGGTGGCGCGGATCTCCCGATGGCGTTTCTTGTACCTGAGCTTTCCTGGAAAGGACAGACATGACTCGGATTGCGATGATGTGAGAGGTCCCACAGGCGTCCAAGTAGGGTTTATGGAGATTTCGCATCCGTCGATCTTGCTGACGAAAAAACGCAGCCTTATGCCTACTTGAGGAGCGGATAGCCCTACCCCCCTTCTCTTGCTCCGCTTCTTACGCATAGCCGCGAGCATCTTATCGGCGTACGGGACCACCTGCTGACGCGAGTCCGTGACGGGATCGCAGATTGCCGTGAGGTAGCTGCTGCCTTGCATTTCGAGCTGAAGCTCCTCGGTAGGTTCTAGTATTTCTGTATCCGACATGTGATTTTGGGTTGGCTGTTAATCCTGTATTGGATTGTTTTTTCCATTGTCTTTTTGGTTTAGTTTTCTGGATACCGATCCCTCATCGGGGAGGTTATGTTTCCCACCCGCAAAATCGATTGTATGCGGGCAGGCATTCAGGGTCTATCAGCGCCCTCTTTCTCTCAACCCGATGTTTCCTCTTTTTAAGATATTGGTGGTATCCTCTAGCACGACAGTCTCTTCCATCTGCTTGTTCAACGGCAGCACACATAACAACGCCACCGAGACAATTCCTCTTAGGCTCCCCTTCTACTTGGTTGATCTTCACTTCGTCTTGTCTCATGGCAAAGGGTTATGTGATTATTGATCGCTGTACCCTTCGATTCCGATTTCTAAAAAAATTGCGAAGCATAGCCACATCAACCGTAGTTCTCTCGGCTGCCACATCACTTTGGGCCCCCAAAACCACCAAACAAATCCATATCTGGATCGGTAGTCGTTTGGTTGCTCAAGATCCTCTTCCTTGGGGGAAACAATAAATCTACACCGAACAACACGCCGCAGCCAATGAGAGCATGACGCTCCCACTCGCTGGATTTTAGATTGATTCGTTTTTGCTCTCATAGCTGGGTTTTATGGTTCTACATTAGTTCATCTATCAATCTTCTAAGATCAATCGGATTTACGACCATCACCCCATCGGGCCATTTGGTGCAAATAGTCAAACCCTCTCGTATGTGACTAGGATTATCACACAGAGATTGTAGGTAATTTAAACGTTCCGTGTCCGTAGCACAACCCGCATCATTCAATTCCTTACGTTCCTTCGTCTCTTCAGTCATGATTGTACTATTGGATGTTCTCGGGAAGATTCGGAATCAACGCCCACCCCACCATTGAATCGTGCGGCTCGGTGTCGCTTTCGAAGAATTGCATTTCTCCGTGGGCGCACGCCCCCGGTTGAGCAGTTACCCATTCCTCCAATTGGCGGCACCAGAATGTCGGAATGAGGTAAGGCCATCCAAAGTGCGCTAGAATTACCGTGCCGTCTTTCGGCGCGATAAATGGGTCGAGCAACCGAGAACAAAACGAAGATCCCAACCCCTCGCCGCTGGGCTGCGGGCAAGCGGTTGAGTCGTGCGAGGTTTTACAGCAAGGGCATACGTTCATGGTGTTTTTCGGGGTGAGAAGTTAAGCGTTATCTAGGAAATTGGAAGAAATCCCATCCCATAAGTTTCATTACTAGTCTTTAGGGTTCGCTAAAGAATAACCGCACCCATAACACTTGTCCGTTGATTCTGGATTTGCGGTTCCGCATTCAGGACACTTAATCCGATACGGGCATCCGTGTATTTCGCGCGTGCCGCATAGCCATCCTAGCTTTCCTGATTTCCTCTGGGAATATCCAACCCCCTGAGTAAACGATCCGGGGTCGGGCCGGGGCCAGTAGCACGAGGCGGTAAGGCATCTTTTGCCAACTACCTCAACCATTTCTTTTACGTTCTTATCTTTTACTTTCATAACAACTCGTGGTGGCAATTCGTACATCTGCCACACTTGGAGGTTCTACGAAGAGAATTGAATGTCGTTCGGTAGCTCGTTTCCCCATACGTGCCAGCCCTGTCTTTTTCGGCGCGCGAAGAGCTCCAATCGCGGAGCCTCGCTCTGCCGTTCTATCATATCTTGAAAGAACTCCGGTTTCTGACTGTGGCGTTTCTGACGCTTCACCTGCCACCATGTCGAATCTTGGCGAGCCTTCCCGGTGGGCATCTTTCCACGGCGAGCGAGAATCAGGAACTCTGTCGTCGGGCAGTAGAGACCGCCCTGCCCGGTTCCCCTCGGTGCCTTGCACCAAGTTAGCGTTTGGCAGTATCGGAAGCCCCACGTTTTCAGAACGTCGAAGGCATCGGGTAGATACTTTTGAGTCACCCACAAATACAGATCGCATTGATCGGCGGCGAGATCCCCCACCGGGAGCGCTTTGATTTCGGCCAGCTTCATTTGATCGTATGGCATCGGCTCCGCCTTGGTGGTCTGCACCAATGCCTTCTTGCTCCCGGTGCCCCAGCTCTGCCCGTAGTGCCAAGGCGGATCTACCACGATGCAACGGAAGCCCGAAGACACAGAACAAGAGGATGATGGGGACGGGGTCATGATTGTTTGGGGTCTAGTCTAAGTATCATTTTCATAACAATTTCGTGGTGGCAATTCGTACCTCTGCCACACTTGCGAGGTTATCTACTTAAAGCCCGATTCGCTTTGCGTTCAATGTCATCCATCGCAGACCTTCGAGACTGCCGACTATCGGAGTCGGCTACAGCCCACGTAGAAATAACCTTCAGCGCGTTTTCCATTCGGTCCCAATCTTCGGTCGTTCGCCCAGTGTCGAAGTTTTTCATGCCGATTCTGCCGTATAGTTTTCCTTTATATTTCATGATGATTGATTTCAATAGTGTTGTGGGGAATGAAGAGTTCCGTTTGCGACGTTTCCCGATAGATTCGAGCCTTGGCCGCTTCGTAGTAGTCTGGATCTATCTCGCAGGCCGTCAGATCCATTCCTGCGTAGTGCGCGGCGATGGCGATGCTTCCGCTTCCCAGGTGCGTATCAAGCACCCGCATTCCGGGTTCCGCGAAGATGGACAGCAGCCACTTATAGAGAGCTACGGGCTTCTGCGTCGGGTGGATTTTACCGCAACCGCCGCCGCCTTGATTGTTCCATCGGAAGAGTTTTGCAGGCTTGTTGAAGCTCGTCCATGCCATTTCCCACGCAGAGAAGTTTGGCCATGGCTGTTCCTTATCCCATGAGATAACGCAGCGTGTCGGCGGCAAAGGGAAGTAGTTCCCTCCCCAAATAATTTGATTTTTCGAGACCCGCCTGAGTTCGTCGAAGTATTCCGGGCGGGGAGCCACATCCCATTTAGTATTCCCTGTATTGAGCACTCTGTTTTTCAGCTTTCCAGCACCATTCAATGAGCGTTCCGAGTTCATTTCTCCGCCCGCTTCTCCGATGCCGTAGGGCGGATCAACGATTGCCAGATCGAAGTGTCCATCCGGGAAGGTTTTCATAACATCCATACAGTCGCCGAGCCGCAGATCCAAAGACCCACAACAAGACGGTGCATGGAACACGGCGGGCGCGTCCTGCGTAATTTCGAGCGTGAAGATTTCCGTGTCCATGCTACGATAGCCCCTCATGCTTGGGGTTCGGCTTGTAGTGATGGCGGCAAAGCGTCGTGAATTTCTCGTAAGAAACAGCACTTTCGGGCGTATCCATCCGGTGAAGCGCTGTCCCGTCCCCGATGTCTGCATAGGGGATGATTCTCCCGCATTTATCGCACTTGTTCCAAAGCTCACGTTTCGATTGTTTATTCATTATATGATCCCTCATCGCTCCATAAACCCATCGGCAGCAGCTTCGAAGACGCTTGTGAGCGTAGTCTTCGGATCATTCTCGGAGCGATCCCTGTTACGCTTGGCTATCTTCCGCTGAAGAGCCTCCTTTTTTGCAGCATCCATGAAAATGGTCGTGCGTGACGTTTTGTAATCGAGTTTGTTCATTAGATCACCTTGCAGGTTCTTAAATCAATTTTGCTCATGGCCAACGAACATACACACTCAGACAACTAGTGCAAGCATTGTTTGCAGTAGTGTGTGAATCTATACGGGTGATAGCTTGGCAGTAGATCGGTTGGAAAGCTCGGTTTAGCGGGAGGCTAAAGATGAATTGCCAAGATCGAAACCTGACTTACTAGAAATATCTCATCTAGGACATATTCCACTCATCGGTTATGCCATCCTCCACCCGCTAAATTGAGCTTTCAATTTCGCTTTCGCTGTTTCTTTGTATCTATCATTTCATTCTTTGGTTTTGGTTAGGTTAAATCATTGGGGCAAACATACACACTCAGACAACTACTGCAAACATTGTTTGCAGTAGTGTTGAGGAATAAATCGTTAGGCAGGCTGCTGTACGGCTCCTGAGTTAGTCCCCTCTATCCATAGCATAGCTAAAGACAGAGGAGACTAAACGGAAAAAGGAATAAATCCTCAGTGTAGGAGATAGACCCACTAGCAACACATCGCCGCGATATGGAAGTCCCCATAAAAATTCTAGGCGTCTTTGGCGTGTTACTTTCGTCTGCTAAGGTGTAATCCCTTTGCAGCCTAGAGAAGCAATCTGTGCTTCTCAATCGCTAGGCCAGTCTATTATCTCCCTTTTCGGGTAGTGTACCTAATTGGCCGTTAAGCAGTAAATCTAGAGACGGCGATCAGAGTTCCGGAGAGAACGGAGCCACTAAAAGAGAAAGGCCACTATCGCGTCAAGCAATAATGGCCTCCAAATTCTCCAGAACTCTATGACCGCCACCTCACCGCCGATTCATATTACTGTCAAGTAAAAGAGTTTGCTCCCGCCACGGTTGGCTTACCGGGGAGCTCGATAATCTTATAGGGCATGAAGACCCTCGCCTGACACTCGTGGCTTATCATTTCAAAATGGAGGTACTGACAGGAATCGAACCCGCGGCCTGGGAATTACAAAAACCCTGCTCTACCGGCTGAGCTACAGTACCAAATTGGAGTCATTGGATGGATTCAAACCACCGACTTTTTTAAGAGCTTTCCGATCACCGCCCGTGTTAGGGACGTTTTCATTTAGACCAATGACATTGGTCGGGAGCTGAAATACCCATTCAGCCAGGCCGTGCAGGTCGCTATCCTGCGCCGGATTCTGTTTTTCCCGATAATATGAAAGAACAATCCCCGCCACACGCTGGAGCTCCCACTGATCCCGCAGAGACCAACAGGAGCAACTTCGCGTGTGAAGTCGAAGATGAGGAGAGTGAAATACTACTTGCATAAATAAATCAAGAATTTTATCGCATTAATGCAAGGAGTGTGTATCAGTCTTTCCCAGATGGCCAATCCGGCCAGCGTGTGAAACCTAAAAAGAATTGAAGATATGGCTAATAGTGTGAAGAAGAGAACCAGGGACTGCCCCCCCTATAAAGCAATGTACGAGCAATCGCAGAACGACCTAGATGTCACGATCGCGAAGCTCTCCTATACCGAGGCTAAGTTGAGTGCGGAGATAAACTACTCAGCGCAACTCAAGAAGCTCTTGAATAGAAAGGAGCGGGTATAATGATAGTGGACATCACAATCGACGGGAAAGACTTCCAAGTTGACTACAACTACACTCCAGCAGCCAGGGGATACCGCGACCCCAACGGCTTTCAAATGGAACCCGACACTGATGCAGAGTTGGAGATTCTAGTCATTAGGGATGATCAGTTGCGGCAATTGACCAACTTCATCAGAGATTGCCGGACAGATCTTTACATCGGGATTGAAGCGGAAGTCTTGAGGATAATAGAGGAGGGGGATGCAGAATGAGCAGATTATTTAAATTCAGGGCTTGGCCGAAGAGGATCATTCATGGGCACAAGAAGAAGCGGATGTACTACAGAATACTACATGGAGATCATTGGTTTAATAAACCAATTGACGATGGAGAAGACATCAATTGGAATAATGCTGTAATATCTGCTAGGGGCTCAGATCCGTATGACCTAGACACGATGGAATACACCGGCCTTCAGGATTCGAAAGGCGTGGATATTTACGAAAGCGACATCTTAGCATTCGGAACGGGATTAGAGATGCAACGAGGAGTAGTGATCTACCACAACGGCGGGTTCTGCTTCGATCTCAATCCGCCGTTCTTCGTTATTCGACGGGCTGTAGCTGCCGTCATTAGACGACCGAGTGCAGACGCCCGGATTATCGGAAACATTTATGAGAACCCTGAACTACTGGAGAAATGATCTGCCTAACCCAACCAGAAGATTCGTTCGCTAAGTACACGATGAATGTCCATAAGTTCTATGACATCTGCGAAAGCTACTATTCGGGATTCGTCCCGTTTGGCAGACCTAACGAGCTCATTGAGCTCGCTCAACAATCAGAGGCTCACATCGACGTGCTCGCATCTTTCATTCATTGGATCGCTGAACATAAACAGCATCCTCTTTTAAAACCAAAACGTCCTTTGTTGGACAAAGAACTCTAATCAGAAACCAAATAATAATATGTCATTAATAGCAAAAGAATCAGGCGGAGCCGTCTCAGAACCAGTTCCTCAAGGAACTCATTCAGCCGTATGCGTAGGCATCTACGACATCGGTACTCAACATTCGGCCACGTATAATAAGTGGTCAGAATCAGTTGTCATAACCTGGCAGCTTCCAAGTCTTCGCATCGAGATTGATGGGGATGATTTGCCAAGGGTAATCTCCAATACCTACACGTTATCTCTAGGCGAGAAAGCGAACCTTCGCAAGATGCTAGAAGGATGGAGAGGTAGGGCGTTTACTCCAGTGGAGTTGGATGGATTTAGTGTGTCCAAGCTGCTTGGAGTTCCATGTATGATGCAAATCATCCACAAATCAGGTAAGGGAGCAAATGCTTCTAAGGTGTACGCAAACATCGGCAGCATCATGCCAATAATGAAAGGTAGCCCTACCGTCATTCCTGAAGGCGATACAGTCTTGTTCGACATAGATACAAATGGCCCCGGCGGTGTCATCCCTGAAACTTTTCCAAAATGGATTCAGGAAAAAATCAAGGAGTCCAAGGAATACGTCGAGGCGGTTGAAACGCATGTTGAGCAACCAACGGCAGGAGTAGCGGATACTCCCAGTGAAGAGAATGCGGATGTTGATGATTCAAATTGTCCTTTTTAGACAATGTTCGGATACATCCTCGCGTGGATAGCTGGAGCAGCCTTCGGATTCGTCTGGGGGGTGCTTTGGAAGGAGCATCACACTAAAACTGAACCATCTAATAAATAATATGAATCATCTTTTTAACGATGGACTGCCTGAAGCTATTCTTCTTGCGGTCAGCAATGATCAATACGATCCAGGAGAGAGCGACTACACGCCTTCTTCCCTGAACTCAGCCGCATACCAACGTAGGCTTGAGAAAGACACTGAGGCTCAACTGAAGCACTTTAAGGATTCTAACCAATTAAAACAGTATTCAAATCTCTTGAGGCAGGTCCAGCAGCCAGCTTCAAAGCGAATCTGGGCATTACTCGGTTCAGCCGTTCATTATATGATTGAATTGGCGGGAGATAAAGCTGAACACTTGGAATGTGAACATCGTTTCTACGGAACGGTCAAAACGCTCTTCGGCGACAGCAAGATAGGCGCTCAGATTGACATCTTAGATACGATTAAGAATGCGATCTTCGATATGAAGGTCACGTCGACTTACGTATTTGCGGGAGGAATCAAACCGGAGTGGGAGGCTCAGTTGAATGTTCAACGATGGTGCGTCTGGAAGGAATCCGGGCGAGTAGTCGATTCATTGAACATCGTTGCCATCTGGAAGGATTGGAGTCTATCGCGTAAACATGGAGTTTACCCGGATTCGCAATGCTCGAACCTGGAAGTGAATGTGTGGCCAATGTATGTGACTGAAGCATGGATTCGCGAGAAAGTCGTTGAACGTGAATCAGCGATGCAAGCGGATTCATTGGATGAAGTAACGCCTTGTTCCGATGTAGAAGTCTGGGCTAAGCCGACTAAGTACGCAGTCACTAAGCCTGGAGCATCGAGAGCAATGAAAGTCTTCGATGTAGAAACCGAGGCTATTGAATACTCATCAACCAAAGCTGAAGCATTCGTGAAAACCCGCCCAGGAGCTCGAACCCGTTGCGAAGGATTTTGCGATGTCGCCTATATTTGCCCCGCATTTAACGCTCACAAAAAGGAGTATTCAGAATGACAGTCAAAGAAATAACTGAGAAGATTAAACTCCATGTTCTTTGGTCAGAAGGTGATGCAATGGGAGAGATAGCCAACTTCCGTGGAGCCGACCTCCGTAAAGCCGACCTCAGTGGAGCCAACCTCAGTGAAGCCAACCTCCGTGGAGCCAACCTCAGTGAAGCCGACCTCCTTGGAGCCAACCTCCGTAAAGCCGACCTCCGTGAAGCCGACCTCCGTGAAGCCGACCTCAGTGGATCCGACCTCCGTGGAGCCGACCTCAGTGGAGCCAACCTCAGTGAAGCCTACCTCCTTGGAGCCAACCTCCGTAAAGCCGACCTCAGTGGAGCCAACCTCAGTGAAGCCAACCTCCGTGGAGCCGACCTCCGTGAAGCCAACCTCCGTGAATCAGTGATTCACGCATCTGTATGTTGGTCAGATCATGGCGAATGTGGGCGAATATTGATGGCTTATAGCATAAGGCCGTTTAAAAAAGTAATATACTCATGTGGATGTTTTTCAGGAGAGATAGAGGATCTGTTAGATTACATCGATAAGGGGAGTGATGAATTCTCAAAATCTCGCAAACTAGCCTGCTCTTTCATCAGGGATAGAATTAATGAAATGATTATATCAAGAAAGGAATACTTAGAAAAATGACACAAATAATATCAGAACCAGCAGAATCAACTGAACTCATCTCGCTTGAGAAGTTCACTTCGAAGGAAATCTACGATCCCAATACCGGGTTAATGGAAACACTTCTCCAGAAGCTCGACACCGTATCAGCCGGTATAATCAAAAGGATGGAAGGTGACACCAAGGATGGGCGAACCCTCTGTATGCGGAACAAGAATAAAGTGGTTGCCCTACAAAAGATTTTCGACACCGCCAAGAAGTTTGAAACGAAGGAATTGAAAGAGCAGACTAATGCGATCGATCGACTTGGGAAACTCGCAAATGACAAATGCGAGGAGCTTAAAACCGCGATGATGAAACCCCGCAAAGAGTTCGAGGAAAAGCTAGCCGCCCGCCAGGCTGAACATATGAGCCGACTGAATATGATTACGGAGAAGCGTAATCATACCGGGCAGATACTTGGAAGGCATTTGATCGAACTGAACGCTCGAATCGCTTTTATCTCCGGGATGACGATTGGCCCAGCTTGGGAGGAATTCGAAACGAGGGCTCGATCGGAATGGAAGTTGACCAAGGATTATCTCGATAATGAGATAATCACTGTCACTCAGGCGATTTCGGATAAAGCTCGATTGGATGAACTAGAGGCCGCTGAGGCAAAGCGGAAGGCTGAAACTGCCCAAGCGCCTTCACAGACTACGGAAGCCCCTACAGCAGCCACTCAAGGACCGCCAAACAACTCAGGCATCGCTACGACGCAGGAGTTTGGAGCAGGAAATCAGAACGCTACAGTCGAACACCGACGGGACATCAATAGGGCGATCCTATCCGATCTAATCGGACTAGGACTAAACGCCGCCACATCGAAGCAGTTGATTCAATTGATAGCCGCTAACAAAATCAATCATCTCAAAATAGAATACTGATATGACACATATAATTAAGAAACTAACAATCACCCCAAACTCATTGAAGTTGGAGTTCTCAAACGACTTGAAAGATCCATTCGTTCACATTGCCGAAATATCAGGAATGCGAGATGAATCCCTTCAAAGTCACATCGATGCGATTGCCGAACGGGTAATCAGCGAAAAGATGGACAGTTACGAGGAGGACAAAAATCAGCTTTCAATGTTTGACGATGACGGGGAAGCGAAAGCTCATAAAGCCGCTGAAGAAGATCCTACCAATTTTGCTGACCCGGATGGAGAAGCGGAAGAAGAAGATTATTCTATGATGGCAGTCCCGCTCATTAACGGAACTCAAATGCCGTCATTTAAGAATATGCTCACCGAGCACGCCGCTTGGTACATTCACAACCACTACACAGGGGAGGATGGTGAACCAGGCATAGGCGACCTCATTCAGGACATAAAGCATTCCCTTGACGCTGTTATTGATGACAATCTGAATCTATCGGATGCTAAACTTGTCGCCATCGACTACCTGCAATTCTAGTTAACCCCAAACCAAAATGGGGGAGTAGTGGAGAGACTGCTCCCCCTCTTTTTTTTTTAATTATGGCATTCCCAATTCGATTAAGCCACATGGCAGCAGCAGGTGAGAACCTCCTAGCTGCCCTAATGCATTGCAATCTAAACATAGACCCAGAGGAGAAGAGTAAGGTTAAATTCAAATGCCCGAAATGCACCGAGAGCGTCATTGTTCCTCAAAGTCACTTCAATCTATTCGGACCGACAACGGTTTGCGATCCATGCACCGCTAAACGGAAAACGGATGTTCGAATGGATGATGCAAAGTTATTCTGGAGTAGAACGTGTCCAATTTCTTTCCGCAATACCGATATTAAGCATGAGAAATTCAACCTCAATGCGTACAACCGAGCGAGGCAGATCTCTATGGATTCTGGATACAAGGATTCAATCGTACTCTATGGCGACACAGGTTCATGCAAGACGCGCATTGCTTGCCAGTTGGCAAAGATGGCATTGGCCAACGGGAAAACGATTGCTCTCCACTTTCCAGAGGATCTAAAGGACCGCCCGCGCTTCCAAAGCAGAAAGGAAATCCTGGTTAACCTGACTTCACCGGATTTCATTGTTCTCGATGACATCTTCATTGCTGGAGCAGCCAAGGAGGACACCGCGGATTTCATCAAGGATTTAATTGATCGCCGCTACCGGAATAACAAAGCGACGATTATCACTTCACAATCAACGGCAGAGGACTTCGCAACGGATGCGAGGAAGTTCGGATCAATGTCGCCGGTCGAGTACCAACGTATTGAGGCAATTGTGAGAAGGGTCAGGGAATCATTCACCTGCATCGATTGCGACAACTTGTCGGAACTGGAAACTGAAGAAGAGGGGAGATTCTAATCATGAGTGAATCAAAATACAAAATACAGATATGGTCCAAGTGGTCTAAAAGATACACGACTCCGACCTACAAGATAACGCTTGTGATCGGGCATCAGTCCTTCGAGCTGGAATATGAAGGCGATACTATGGAAGACGCCAAGTGGATGGCGGAGCAGTTGAAGACCGGAATGGATAGGATAGTGAAATGAAACGTCTTAAAAAAAAACAGATAGGTCCTTGGTGTAGCTACTGTGAACCAAAGACAACTAAAGCCACTCATCGGCAAGATGGATTCGCTGATATATTTTGCTGTCACAATCATAGATATGAGTTGATTCTCAATGAACAGGAAAACCGAAAAATCGATACGCATATGACTGAAGCGGATTATGAAACTTGGAATTCCTTATGAAGAAACCCAAGCCAACACTCCTCAGCCTCCCGGCCAAGCCCAAGAAGGACAATTCCGTTCAGGAGTTGGCCAACTACATTCGCTTCATCGAGAAGGACTGTAAACGGAGATGGGTATCGTTCCTGCATCCTATACATGGGAAAGTTACCGGACGCTGCCTACGGGCCTCTCACGCGGGTCTACAGCAGCCAGGGAACCATTTAGACTTCACTCTAACCATTGAAGGCCGAGCAAAGTCCACACTCAACACGATCGACGTTTCGATGATCGAGACCTACGCTCAGTTCTTCGACACCAAACAACTAGCCATAAACGATTGTAAATCATATGAATAAACGAATCCTAGCCCTAGACATCTCGCTCCATACTGGATGGTCATTCCAAGTCGGAGACGGACCAGTCAGTACGGGAAGCGAATCATTCGCTATCAAACCCAAGGTCCGGGCTACAATGACGAAGGAGCAAATTCTAGGCGAACAGTGTCTCAGCTTTGCCAAGTGGATGCGGGAAATGCTACGTGACTGGAACCCTGACGAAGTTGCAGTCGAAAAGGGATTCATCAATGTCAGCAATTCAACGGAGATTCTTTTCATGCTCCAGGGAGTTCTAATGCTCAACACCAGATACCGGGATATAAACGTCTTCAGATACGCTACATCATCACTCAAGGCTTATGCCCTAGTACCGGGATACGGAAAACGCTACCCGGACCTCTCAGGCCCCCATCGCCGTAAAGCGATCAAGCTGGAAATGTTCGAAGCTGCCAAAGCGAAAGGCGTCGATGTCGCCAATGATGACGAGGCCGACAGCTTTTGGTGCTTATGCCTTCACAAACAGACTACAGGTTAACTTTGCGCCCCGTCTCTTCCCATACTTGATCATTGAACATCGTCAGCACTAGGGTATCTCCAGCGGCCATCACGAAGTTCGCAGATCCATTAAGTAAGATATTAGTACCATCCGTTATAGTGACAGCATGAGCCGAGAGCAGTCTAATTGTTTGACCTACAACGCCGTCATCGAAGTCTGTTATTGTAGTGGTTCCGCCAGTGATCGCAATATCGATCCCCAAAACCGTAGGAGTGGCGTCATTCGCCAAAGTGGTAGGGCCGAAGCTCGTCGTTGAGCGCTGTCCGTTGAAAGACTTGATTCTTCTAGTGGCTCCTCCACCTATCGATTCCGATGTGGCTGGAATTCCTGTCGGCAATGATCCATCTGCCGTGTAGGAAACTATTTCGTTGTAGATAATGTCTGACGTATCGTCCGTAGTGATGGTTAGATAAACCCCAGTCGATGTAATCGTAGCTGCGGTACTGAAATCAACTATCGTGCTGATTCTGCATCTCGCGTTGTCGGTGTAGACCGCCGAGAAGTTGCCAGTAGACGGAATTGCTACAGTGTTGTCGGCCAGTAGAAGCATATCGATTTCCAAGTCGGAATCGAATACGCGAAGCCAAGCGTTAGCCGATCCGGCAGCAGTGGTCGCATCGCAAACCTCACATCTCAGAAGACCGATAACTCCAGAACAGTTCTGGAACTGGAAGGCGATCTTATTGGCCCTATCCGCAGCGAAGCTCTCGATAACAAGCCCAGAGCAAGCCTGCATGTAGAGAGCCCTTCCTGAAGTCCTAAGAAAGTCCGATTGGAGCGAGTAGCATTGCTTGAAGCTCAAGGTCGTATTGGATACGCCATGAATGTAGAAACCGTAGTTGTCCGAATCCTGGGAAGTGCAAAGATCGAACTCGCCTAAGAACGTGCTGCCCGTAGATGGGTTGTAGAAATTGTGATACCCATTGGAAACCGAAATGTTGAAAATCTTATAATTCGAAGTGATGACCGACGCGCTAGAGAGCAATACCCCAGACCCGGCAATGGCAGTTTGAGGCGTAGTGTAGATAATCCTGAAATCACGCAACTGAAAGCGAGAAGTGATTGTAGCCGTACCCGTACAGTCGATCGCGTTGTAACCTGTACCAGTGGCTGTGATAAGCGTTCTGCCATCCCCCTGAAGGATGACTCCGGTTTTCATTAGGATTGGGCCAGTGATGAGGTGACTATTTCCAAGCCGAACTATCCCCCCGTTATTTAGATTCGCATAAGTAATCGCTAGATTAATCATAACCGTGTCATCGGCCACCCCGTCGCCTACCGCCCCGAACATATTGACCGAGATACTGCTCTGATCCGTTCGGATGAATCGCCCCGTTGTCGTGTCGGCTAGTTTGACGATTGTCCCGTTGTCATCGGTTGCCGTACTAGAAGCGTCCCAGAAGAAGCCACCGCCGCCGCTATCGCCCTCGGTAGTGTGACCGGATACATCAGCCGTCTCGTTGTCGGTAAGCCCTTCACCGGACAATAGACGAAGATTCGCCAAACTGTCGAAGGTGTGTCGGCGTGTGTTGCCTTGGATGGATATGCTCATTATTCTGCTGTGTTGGTTAGTCCCACTGCTGCGGATTTACTTAGCGTCTCAATGTCGGATTGTTGTACCGATCTCGCTAATGCTCGTTTCACAAAACTGGATTTGAAAAGTCTATCGAGTTCACCGGGAGAAGGTGGCCCCTTTAATGCGCTGCCAAGCTCCTTGGCGAAGTCATCATTGATAGCCGCTTGGAACATAACTGTAGCCCGATCCTTCAGAGATACGTCTCTTAATGCCTGTTTCGTGCTCTGTCCAAATACGAACATTTTACCGATAGCTGCCTTCCACCCCTTATCCGCTTCTTTGTCGATCGCTCGTTGAACCGTCGCCTCAAGGCTTATATCCGTTCCTTTTCTATAAGATTCCAAGATCCTTCTAAGTCCTGAGAGTCTAGCCTTTTGCTTGGGACCACTAGCGAGTTCAATAACGACATTAGCAGTATCCTCGTTCCTGCCGAATACAGCCTTGAATATGTCATTGGCGTTAGCTCCATTCTCAAGGGTTCCTAATTTAGAAGCGATGTAATTCGAATGAAGATCGTTTGCCACGTTTGGATCGACCTTCCTTAGTTGATCCATGAATCGTTTTGAGTTTTGGATATTCTCAGGTCTCGGATTGAATAGCGATGTCTGGAAGTTCTTTAAAGCCGTATCCTTCTTGGAAGCGGCATCGCCAACCGAGCTTTGAAGGATTTTCTCGATATCATCGGACATCTTGGAGAAATTCTTATCGGCAGCTCCGTACCTGCCTTTAGTGGAGCGATTAAGCGCTGCGGTAACTGACTTCTCAATCTGCTTGGCCTTGTTCTTAACTGAGCCAAGCGTAGAAGTATCGGCAGTAAGCTTTTGGATATCTCGAAGAACCCAATTGATTTCTTGAAGCAATCCCGCTCTCATCTCTCTCTTTGGCAGTGGCGGCAAAGCCGTTTTTACCAGATTGCCTCTAGCATCTACTAAATCAGGGGCATCCTTCGCTAGTTGGCTTCTCTTAGCCAAAGCTGCATCGTACTCATCGGTAGTGAACATGCCCTTGAGCTGTTCGAGTTTCTTTCGCGCTGGCGAATTCTTAACGGTCTTTAATGAAATTAAATTATCAATCTCGTTTCGAATCGGACCTAGATCTATCTTGGGAGCTCCAGCGAAAGCCTTGTCATACATTACATCGGCGACCCCTGTGCGAATCTTCCTAGCATCTTCTATAATGCCCTTGGATACCGTTCTAGCTCCTTCTAGGGATTCAAGAGATCCGACTTCGGTTGAGATTTCCTTTTGGAGAGCCTTGAGCATAGACCTTGATTGGTCCTCCATCGTTCTAGTCACTTCGCGAGCTGCCGATTCGTTTACCTTGGCCCCCTCTCGGAGTCCTGCCAATGGGCGCTGAAAATCCGTAGATGCATCGCCAGCGAGCGCTTGGGCTCCTAGTGGAGTGTCTACATCCAGCTTCTTTGCCAGTTTGCCTTCATCGACGTACCGCTTCAATAGATTGACACCTTGCTCTCTAGGAACTCCTGCATCGGCAAGATCATCCAGGGTCTTAGCCGATTCGATCGCTTTCCGCTTCGCTGGGGAAAACTTAGCCCAAGCTTTGCCAAACAACGGGCCTACGGCTTCCGCCCCGGCGCCTAGAGCAACATCCAAAACAACCTCCTCTACGTTGAAATCGCCTCCAAGTCCTTCTTGAGCCTCCTGAACTCCTCCGCTCGTTATTCCTGAGAACAAGGAACCTAAACCCATTTTAGACCAGATACCCGCGCCCATTCCTGCGGCCTTTGCGGCTGGAGCGAATAGAGCAATCTGCCCAGCAGTTGAATAGAGGTCAGTCCGAGACATGCCAGGTTTATTTATAACGAACTCTTGACCGTCCGGAGTTTTGGCAAACTGAAGACCACCTTGATCCTCTACTTCGATACCCATCGACTTTAGAGCCTTGGCACGTTCCTTGTCATCAGGGATAAGCACCGTTCTCATTGCTATTCCGAAAGCGTTTTTCTGAGATTCCCCCGTAAAAAACTCATCTGGTAACGGATTATAGGAAACTAATTCATCGAGACCCTCTGCCCGAGCCTTAGCCTCTTCTGAGAATGCTGAATTGCCTCGACCAACTGGAACCTCGGAGACCTGAAACGTCTGATTCATAAACGGTCGAGTCTCATTCGTTCCCGTAGATTTGTAAGTTTGAGGCCTCTCTGATTCGGGTACATCCACAGGTGGAGCCATCTCGAACTTCTGAGAAGGATCGAATCCCGCAGGAGTGGTCTTGAAGGGTTTATTTGGATCAAAAGCCATTACTGTACTTCAGTATAGTTCACAGGATCGCTAGGATTTCCTCCGTTGAATATATATCCAACGCCATTTTGGTAAACAGTTGTACCTTGTTGTATTCCGGAAACATCTGGTTGTGAATCTTCGCCACCAAGTCCTTCGTAGGATAGAACCTGTCGCTGCGTTTCATCGTTGGTTATCCCAACAGACTCCATTTGCTTGATTCTTCCAGCTAGGGTAGTTGCTGGTGGCTCTTTGTCCTCTAAGTATTCTAGCTTTAGCAAGCCAGCTAATCGCTCGTAATGCTGAATGACTATTCCGATATTATCCCTGAATTGGTTCTCGGTTTGAGAAGTCGCTAACTGAGCGATATTATTCTCTAATAGCTTGAGCTCCTTCTCTGATAACTGTCCAAATCCAGTTGATCCAGTAGGAGAGTTCGCTTTCAATTGAAGCATTGTATCAAGAGCGATCTTGTTCTTTAGAGAATTCGTGAGAGCTTCGAAATCAAAGTTCTTCGTGCCCGGAAACATCTTGAGAACCATCTGACTGAAACCCGTATTCAGATCCCCGACATTCTCCTTGATCTTATTCGCTACCTTTAACGTATCTTCGAGCTTGAACAGATCCGCTCGCTTAGTTCGAGCAAGTTTCTTTTCAGCAGATTTTGCCTTTAATGCGTCTCTTCCTTCTGGAGTATTTGGGTCTTTAGCCCTTTCAATCATAGCCTTTGTTTTCGAAGCCTCAACCGCATCTTGCTTTAATCCCGCTGCCTTTGCTTCCTCTTCAGGTGTGAGTTGATCGCCTCGCTGTATCTTTTCAAATAGATCCCTATCTTCATTGGAAAGGCTTTTAACATACTCGTAGGTTTGAATGTCAGCGGGGGGGTTACCCCTAGACGTTCCCGCCGCCCCCGCTCTCAAAAACTCCGAACGATCGACGTTGAATTTAAGCATTGAACGCAACTGTTCGGGAGTGCCTCCGTTCTCCTGCATCTCTCGAATAATGTCAGGGTATATCTGACTCGTCTGAGAAATCATCTGTTCGTCAGGTAGCTGCATGAGAGCATACGAATTAGAAGCGATGCTTTGATCCTCTTGAAGCCTCTGGTCTACCTTCGCCTGATTCTGGTCGTTTTGAATCCCCGTTTCTCGATCGGTAGCAACATTCTTGTTCTGCTGAATCACTTGGTCGTTAATCTCCGAAGTCTGGCGAAGGATGCCCTGCCGTAGCGGAGCCTCGTTTCTAGTGATCTGCTGTTGCTGAACCTGACCGCCAACACTGGCAATCGCTCCCATCCGGTCTATCGGACTTACGTATGTGCTGTATCCTGCCATTTTATCGACCTCCTGTTATTCCAAAGTTCTGCTCTCTAAATCCCTGATTCTGACCACCAGATAAACCGTACCCAGCTATTCCTCCAATATCCGCGAGACCGCTCGAATAGCTCTGCGCTACTCCTAATCGTCCCTGAGCGTTCGCTGCTCCTCCTTGAGCGACTAGATTGGCCTGAGTGTTCGCCGCGTTTGCCGCAACCCCTCCTGTGGCCGCTGCCGCTCCGTAGCCTGTATTTACGCCAGTGTCCAATCGGTTGAGATATTGCTGTCCAAAGTCGTACTTGATCCGTTGTAGACGATCGCTTAGAGCTGCCAATCGGTTTCCGCTTCTAAGCTGACCCGTTGCCGAAGCTCCTCGGTTCACGTCATCTCGAACAAACTCGTTCTGCTGAGTGAGAACGGGATCGTCGTAAACATTGTTCCAAGCGTTTGTCTTGTCCTGCTGAGTGCCTTGAAGCCCTAGCAAGACATTCCTACGGTTTAATGACGGAATCCCTGAATCAGTGTAAGGTTGAAGCGTCTGCTTGGTGTCCTGGTAATTATCCCTGACAATCTGACCAGCCTCAGCCGTAGCTCCTGCCTGTATCTTAGCAGCAGATTTCGCCCCTTTAGCCGAAATTGCTCCTCCAGCGATCGATGCTCCACCGACGACCGCTAATGCTCCCCACCCTATTGCGCTAGACATTGAAGACCTCCGTTTCCGTTTGTTTTGATGTAGTTATCCAAGTAATTCATTGTGATTTCGGTCCCCTTGCTGATGTCTTCCAACGCTGTCGCATCGTTACCGACTAGCCAAGCATTAGGTTTAAATGAGTGATTCGAGTATCTCGCTAGTATCGTTCGGTTGCCTTCCATGAACACTGGAAATCGTTCTCCCTTTTCGATGTCCCTAGTAGTGAAAGTTCCCATTCCATCTATTTCTGATACTCCTAAGTCGATTGATCCGCAAGGAATGCCTTCAGGTTCGCCTTGATCGTTCATGTAGTAGTCGATTGCTTCCTGTGATACTCCTGCTATCTTTTTAAAGACTTCGTATTCTCCGAGCTCTGGATGATCCTTGGATGATTCGAAGTAGAGTTGATCTAGCTTCTCTTCATCTCTCTCATTTGTCGGATTGGCAAAGGTGTTAGTGAATTTCACTCCATCGATCGTTATACCGAGCTTTCGCACACCAGGACTGGAAATGAATACGTCTCCAGCTAGAAAGTAATTTGCCCCAGTTTCAGTGAAGACAATTACATCTCCCTGAACAACCGAGTTGATTGTTTCAACCTTATGCTCTGCTCCTGTGACGATCGACATAGGAGAAAGAACCATTTCCTTAACCGATACTCCGTCCGAGTGTATCCAGCTCATTGAGCATTCTGCCCCGCATAAATCGAACCGTTCACGATTCGCAAGATGGGCTTCTATCTCATCCACTGCCGAATCAAAGGTTTCCTTGTCGAACTCACCTACCAAACGAGACACGTTCAAGCCAATGAAATCATCCATCGTCTTGAGGAATGGCGGGATCTGTTGAATCCCTTCAGCCATTTCAAGCTTCTGCTTCTCGTCTAGTGAATCGTAAATATGAGCTTCGGTATCTGCCATGTCTCTATTTCCTAATTCACTGAAAACCAATTGCAGGTTTCGCCACTAACTGAGCTGTCTACCCATACCGCGTCAGTGTTTGATATGTCGATGCTGATTGACTCACCAGAAGCTAGAGGGAAGCCGTTTGAAGCCGCAACCGTACTGTTGCCCACGTAGATAATCCCCGTGTTCGCTGCCGCTGCCTTCACCGTTATCGACTTAGCTGTAGTCGTAGCAAATTGAACTCTCGTCGTTGCGGTTGTAACCGTTACGAGCGCTGAGCTGATCGTTGTTGGCAATGGGAAGTTCCCCACTTGAACGGGTAGCTTCCCGTCTAATGGATCGGCGTGAACCGTACCATCGGAATTCCTTAATCTGACTGCTCCAAATTTACTCATGTATATCGATACTCCGTTCCAATAAATGCCAAGTCTGGAGAGTCGCCGTCAGATATGACGGTTGGATTAACTTCGCCTTCAACTGTTCCTTGAAGTGTGAGAGTGTTGCTTGCTCCGCTTCTGGAAACGTAATGCCGACCAGCCCCTGGCAATACAATCGTAATGCTTCCCGTACTCATATCGGCCAAAACATACTCGTTATTAGCGATTGAATAAGGGGAATCTGCCGATGTAATGACGTTGTAGGTTGGTTCGAGCTCTGTCACCCGAGCTCCTAGCGTAACACCATCTGCGTTCGCTCCATTGATCGCGGATTCGATTGTTTCCAGAAAGACCTGAGTAGACAAAGAAGCGTACCCGTCTTCGTCGACAATAACTTCGTCTCTTAGTGGCGCTATTGCTCGCAAACTCATTCGAAAGCGTCCTCCAAGGTTACCTTCATCTCTGTGAAAGCCTGTCGGTTATCCGTGGTTGTCGTGAAACGGAAGATTGCCCGGTCGTTGAATCGGCCAAGTCTGTTCCAGCGGATCTTCGTCTCGAATTTTCCGATCTTGCCCATAGAGCGCTCGCCCTTGCTTATCCATGTCCGACCCTCGTCTTTGCTGTATTCGAGAAGCACTTGAGGATTCGTGTCGGCTGGAGCATCCCAGACCTCCTGAGCCACTCCCGTTTCAGCCTTTAATTCGATCTCGTCTACGAATAGATGATCGCCTTGACCAGACAAGTAACGGCCTGTGAAGATGCAGGTTCTTCCTCCATAGCTTCCACTCTGGTCAAAATACGATATAAGTCCTCCTCCTATATCCCACATGATCTTGTTGTAAACTTTCAAGGGAGGCGTTAAAGCTCCCAACGTATCAGACGAAAACCATACGGCCTGACCTTTCAATGCCGATGCCGTTATGTTGTAGAAAAGTGCCGTTGGAGGATTGTAGAATCCAATTATTAGTTGTCCATCCCAAGAGAAGGACAGCGCTGAGTTACTAGCATAGGTTGCGTCCCTCCATTTGGCGTCTATTGCGTCCGTACTGATCTTTTGAACAGATCCCGACCCGACACCCCTCCAAGCCGCATATTTCTCATTTATGCCACCTCCCCAGAAGAAGAACGAATTGTCGAACGAGATCCAACCACCCCGAAAGGCCAACCCCTTCTCGATGGTAGCTCCGGGCACTTCCACGAATGCGAAAGGCTCGGTAGCCACGTTTCGGAAAACCTTGATTGTCTCCCCGCCCATTGCCATGAGCTGACCTCTCGCGCGTCCTACGCGAATCAGATCCTCTTTCAGAAATGGTTGAAGGAAAGCCAATGCGTCAAATGTCTGTCCCTTGTTTACGACAACCGAAGACGATTGGAAAATGCTTACATCGGTAGACCATAGGAAATACCCGTCTACCTCGACCACGCTGGTTACTCCTCCAAGCTCCGCCTCGAAATCCTGGAAGATCGTATCGGTTATCTGAACAAGCCCATTGGTCGGATCGTAGAAGTAGCTAGCTACCCCTGGAATGACGATAGCCATAGTCTCGCCGTTGTCGTCGATTATTGCCCGTTCGGTAGTCGTACCTGTATTGATTGCTCCAATCGTCGTGACAGTTCCAGAGGAATCCATCTTGTATAGATTGGATCTGCTGGCTATGTAAAACTCATTAGCAAATTCATGGAATCCCCATGTTACATCAGCAGGAATAGTTCCGAAATCGGTAAATCCTGGAATGGAAGCAAGCATACCCTTCGCTGAACTGCCTTCGCCCTGAGAAACGATGGGAATCAGATCCCGACACTCCTGAGCCGCGAATGGCAGACTAGGACTCTGATAGAATCCAAAGTCGATAGGTACTCTAACCATTTTGGACATACTAGGTATTTACCGTGTGGATATTCGACCCGTCGCTGATAAAGGTCGCGCTAGAATCGCTAGTGAGAAGCACCGAAGACGCCCCATCGATCGTGTTACCCGCTCCAGGGAGAACCGTAAGCGTATTCGACGTATGCGTTATCTGTTTCACCGTGATCGATGCCGTGTCGGTATCTGCCGCGGCATACATATTTGCCGCCGTGTCCAATGTCACCGAAAACCCGCCTCCTGATGTATCTCCAAGGATTACGTTGTCGGTCGATAAAGCTGCCGTATTTGCGGTAGCCGTTCGGATCTTCAGACGCTTCGCCCCAGAAGAGACCAGGTTAGTGATTGCCGTTGCGAAGTTGGATACCAATATCTGTCTGATACTGCCCCCCACGTTCGCCCAGAGCTTGTCCGAGGAAGCAACCGTTGTGACGTTGGTTGCGTTTACTAATTTATTGTCTGCGAAGCTCATAATGTTGGTTGTGCGTCCTCTAGTGGGTTTCCGTTCTCGTCATCGATTGTCATGCCGAGTTGGTCGCGAAGATCATCTTTGCCCTCGTCGTAAAAGAAATTAGTGCCCGTTCCGTAATTGAAACCGTAAGCGCTGTTGCCTTGTCCGGTTGGAAGACCGTCAGGCAATGAAGGTTTGCGAACTCGGATGCAAATCCGTCGTACTCCCTTCAGATATTCTTGAGCTTTGGCGACCATCGAATCCGTAACCGATTTGCCATACTCGTCGGCAAGCAATAGCGTGAGTTTCGCTTTCATCATACCCTGAGCCCAATCGGGAACGGTTATGGCGTCAGTGAGGTTCGATACGATCGTGTAGCCAAGGTTTATGCCGTTATGATCGGCAAGGGCTATCATCATGTCATTCATCTCGTCAATCGCCGTTGTAGCGTCGCTAGTCTGAATGGAATTAACATCAGGATCTTTCACCTTGATACGCTCGAAGGCGCGATAGATTATGTCGCTTGCTACTGCCATTATCTATTGAGCCAGACGATTGATTTGCGGAGATTGGCTAGAACGATATCTAGTTCTCGCGTTTTATCCCGCAGGCCAAGCTCGTCGATTAGAATCTGAATCCTCGCCTGTACGGTTGATGGAGTTGCGTGATCTATGTAAGGGGCTGGTATTTGAGATGGAGAATCAAGTCCGACTACGCGAGTCTCCTTTTTCGCTGCCACCTTCTTCACTGTCTTTTTCTCTGCCATAATCATTTTGGTTTTCACCACAAAAGGGAATGGCCCGAAGACCACTCCCTAGTGAAATGTGTTAGAAAAACGGTCTAGCCGTTGTCGTTATAGCTCGATCTCAATACAGCAAGGTCTACGCGCAATGCGTTTACTTGAGCAACTAGAGAGGCTACAGAATTGCGAACTTCTGCTTGCACATAAGTTCCGCTGATAGCCGCGAGAGTAGCCGAAGCTGTGCCTCCCGAACTATCGGTGAGAGTAGCGCTCGTTAGAGCTGCTACATCATCTTCTAGTCTAATTCCTCTAGGCATAAGTCAGATTGTCTAGTTACCCCAGACTACACCTCCCAAAAGTGGGTTGAAGGTTGAGAAGACAGGCTGCATATCGATACGTAGAGTAGTCTCAGCAGTAGTCATGTCAGATCCCATGCTCAAACGCATCGAGAACGATCCATCTTTGCTAGTGATAACACGGCTTTCCTGTCCGTAGAGCTTGCTCAGACGAACAAACGCTAGTCCAAGAGCTTCAGGGTGCATGAACATCGATGGGACGTTCACGCTCGCTTCAGTACCGCCAATGATGCTGATTCCGGTAGTGGTTCCGATTGCAGCGCTGATAGTGTTGTACTGACCGGCTGCTTCGTAGATCGCTGGACCTTGAACAACAATATCCATGTCGCCGCTACCATCTGCCGTATCGCCTGTTACAACGACACACTGATATGGAAGAGGAGCACCATCACGACCAACACTCAAAGTCTTGGTCTTCTGGTTTACCCAATAGATCGAAGGAATGCTCAAACGATCTCCAACAACGAGCGTGTCGTTCTCGGCGAATCCGCTGATGTTCATGCTGGTCCGGTACGTATCCTTCGCAGACAAGTAAGTCTGAGTTGGAGCGGTTCCATTTACGACCACAGTGGCGCTGTCATACCCAGCTCCGCAAGTATGCGAAGAAAGAGTATCGCACATGCGAGCGTCTACGTTTCCGAAGTTGCCTGCGATTGCTGCGCGTTCCCATGCCGACGTGACCAGAGCGCCGCTATTACCAGCAAGGCCATTCTGAGCGTTAGCGAGACGTTCGATCGAATAAGGATCAAACAGACCCTTGCATTGACCTTCAGGAAAGCCCATCGCAGAAGCGAAAGAACCAATCTGAGCAACGTCGCTCCACTGGCTGACCGTATTCGTTACGGTTCCCAATGTATGAGCTAGGTTGTTCTTCGCGTAAGTTGCCAAGTTCGTTTCAAACTTAGTAGCCAAGCGAGAAGAAGCCGCTGCCATGATTGCTCCGAGATCCTCATCGTTCAAGTCCTGAGACTCGTCGATTAGATCCCACTGGATAGGAACGGTGATGACGTTCTGAGCGGTAGCCGTTGCGCGACCACGTTGAAGCGTGTTGATCGTAGATGAAGTAAGATCGCCGCGAGCAGTTTCTACTGCTGCGAAGTCCCAAGGACGGCGCACGTATGCGGTATCGCCTGATGCTGGATTCCGAAAGTCGTTGTCCGTAATAACGGAGCGATTGACGCACTTCGAGAATACCATCTGACTGTTCCAAGCTTTAAGAAAGCCTGAAGCTAGTCGATTAACATAATTGCTGCTTAGTGTAGTTGCCATTTTATTTATTTCTAATGTCTAATTATGACCCTCGCTTCTATTCGATGTAGAAGCCGTCCAGAATTGCCATCGGTCTACCCGATGTTCCTCCAGATGTCTGCTCTATCGGTGGCGGAGCCCCCGTAAGTTTCGGTTTCGCCTTCTTTGCTGGAACAGGATTCGCAATACTGTGCTCTATGACGCCTATCGCCATGAGAGCTCTAAGAGGAGGCATTCCAAGAATACGGTTCCTCTCGTCTGCGTTCTTTAGAAGATAATGATCGAGAGCTGGTCCTACGTCGGACTCCGAAACTGCATCGTTGACGTGCTTCGGCCATGTCGGATCACCCGCATCTTTGAAGTCATCAACGTATTCTGGATGCTCATTCGCATAAGCAACTAGCTTTTGATCGAACGCTTTGGCTTTTTCTTGGGATGCTTGCTGATGAGCTTCCGTCTTTCTCGTATTCTCCGACAAGGCAATTTGCCTCGCTACTTCATCGCTCTGCCATTTCGACTGAGCAGCTTGAAGCTTTTCAGCATCATAGTCGATGCCCTCATCGGACTCGCTAGGATAGGGTTTTGCGGTTGGTGCGGTTTTACTCGAATTACGAAACTCTTCAAACTCACGTCTGAGCGTTTCATTGCCCTCGCGTTCCCTTTGAAGTTCCTCTGCGTTCTTTTTCTTCTTTAGTATTTCCTCGTTCAGTCTTGCCCTAGGAATCATGTCACCAGGCTTGCTGTGACTCTCCTCAACCGGGCTCGCGTTCGTTTCGCCTTCATCGTCGGATTCACTCTCGGATGAAACACCCTCGACCTCCTGTGTTTCGATTTCCTGCGTAGGAACGATTTCTTCTGCTGGTGTGGACGATTCACCGATAGCTTCGCCTTCGACGATTACTTCGTCCAGGTCTAGCGTTACATCCCCTATGGTTTGATTAGACATTTTGACAACTTGCTTGTTGAACGCCACTCGGATTGAGCGACGTAGGACATTCAAATGTCGTACCCCTATTAACGAAAGGGGAAAATGAGGGCAATGGGGCTGGTTTTAGCCGAAAAACGGCCTAGCCAATTTAAAAACGACTTATTTGACAGTGTAAGTTTTGCCTTTGACTTTGATCTTATTGACCGAATCCTTGCGCTTTTTCTCTTTCTTGGCTCGCTCTAGGTCTTCTTTAGCGTAGTTTTTAAGCTGCTTGGCAGACTTCTTAAGAATCTTACCCCCATCCTTCATAAACTTAAGATGATCCTTTGATTCCTTGTTACTGTAAGCTTTATCTCTAGCTCCAGCAGAAGCATTGGTCTTATTTACTAGAGCCTTTGTCTTCTTCTGACTAGCCTTCCGCTCCTTGAGCTTGTTCTTCGCCTTCGTTACCTTGCTAGTGTCCTTTACGAGTTTCCCTTTGCTGTAAATTGCCATGATTATTGCTGTGGTTGTGGTTGAGTTGATTGTCCTTGCTGCTGCTGTTGAGCTTGTGCCTGTTGCTGATGCATTTGATCTTCACGGGCTTCCTTAGCGTCGGCTCGCTTCCCATCCATGATGGTTTTGTTCACCTGCTCAAGAGCCTGTTCTGCTGCCGTCTGGCTCTTCAATGTGCGGAGTTCCTGACCTTCGATCGTCTCCTGAACCTGTGCCCAATTCTCGGCGGTTTCGGATCTGATCTTTTCACTCTCAAGTTCGATTTGATCGATCTTTGCTACTCTTTCTTCAAGAGATGCTACCATCATTTCAAAATTCAATTCCTGAATCGGGTCAGGTTTCTGCTTAGACTTCATTTCCTCTTCCTCTTCAGGAGTTGGATCGATGTAGCCTTCTTTGATTCCAAGCTTGCGAGCTCTAGCCGATGCTTCTTTCGAACCTGGGAAATCCATGTTCTTCAATACCAAGTCAGTAGTCGTTTGTCCGATGATCGGGCTAGTGCGACCTGCCTCTGTTAAGTAGGCTACGGCTTCTTCGCGCTTAGTAGCGAACGATGGGCCGACATCGACCTTCATATCGTACTTCCCGACACTGAGGTCGTTTAACACAACCTCTTCGCCCGTCTGCTCATCAATAACAACTTGATTGATCTGCACCAGATCGACATCGCCATCTTCCTTCAATATCCGCTCGATTCTAGTGCCGTCGTAAATTGGAGGTATCATACCGATGATGATCCGCCCAGTATGCTCGATCATCTTCGCGTGATTATCGGTGATCTCGTAAGTACCGTTGAACCCTTGCCGTTGCTGAGTCTTTAGAGCAATGCCGCTTTGATCTCTTGGATTGTCGCCCAGAGAAGGAGCATGGTAGCCCGTAGCTGACATTATATCGCTCTCCGCCTGTCTTATCCGGTTGATTTGAGCTGCTTGAACGGCTGGAGCTCCCGTTCTCCTCGGCGGTCCCGCATTCTCGGGATCTGGATTGAAAAATTGTACTGGCGCATTGTCGGTAGCCATTCGAGCAAGATCGCCTTCGTAGCCTTCCGCTTGCTTCGTAGATACCCAATAAGGATCTTTCGGAGCCAATGCCCCTGTTTCTACGCTGCTCGAAGTCTCGTAATTGTAGACACGCTGAGGATCTTTCGCCTTGCGGATCATTCCGCAGTAGTAATGAACTCCGTCGATCCAAGAGCTGTAGCCGTAGCCAAGAACGATTGGTAGCTCCATGCCGGGAATCTCGTGAGGCCCATCAAGAACCTCGCCTCCGGAAAGCTTGTAGTGAAGAACCTTGTGAGACGAAACCACCTTGATCTGACTTTGCGTGATTCCGTTCTGGGCGAGTTCGTCTTCTATCTTCTCAAAGTCTTCGTTCTTCTCGTAGGTCTGCCCATTCGTCATCAAAACCAAAGTCTTCTTCGTAGGCTCTTTGACGTAATAATCCGCTACCTTTATGAAATCCTGCGTTCGCCAGCCCGATCGTACCCCGTTGATTCCAATCAGATTGAAATTGGCCGCCTTGCTTAAAGGCCAACGCTTCTCAAAGCTCTCAGGACTCCAATTCTTCACAACGCTAATCCATTTCGCGTCCTTGTGACAGTCCTCTACCGATTCTGGATCTACGGAAACAGTAGTAGCCGCCGAACGAATCGGCTTGAGATAGATTTCCTGATCCCACCCATCGTCTACGGTGTACCGCGTACATACCTCCCATGCACCAATCCCGCCCGTCGCCATTTCCTTCAATCCGTTGTCTTTCCACGAATCGCCTGAATTATCTCGAATGCTGCGTACAACACCTTCGTAAATCTCCGCAATATCTTGCTTCGCTCCGCCACCCTTTGGCCTAACGCGAATCTCTACACGATTCTGAAGCTGATCGCCCA